CACCAGTGTTGGCTTGTGCAAATGCTGATTGTGCAATACTTAATGCAGAGTTTGCTTGCGAAAATGCACTAGCCGCTTGATTGTTTGCTGTTGCCGCATTTGTAGTAGCGGTGTTGGCTTGTGCAAAAGCAGAGTTTGATATGCTTCTGGCAAGTGGATCAATTTGAGTATCACTTACTATAGTGTTAGCAAAATCATAAGCAGACTGTGCTAGAGTTGTGGCTGTGTTTGCTTTAGAGAATGCACTAGCGGCTTGATTGTTAGCAGTAGCGGCATTAGTAGTAGCAGTATTAGCTTGGCTGTATGCATTGTTTGATGTAGACCAAATTAAATCAACTGTTGTATTAACTGCATATCCAGTTAAGTTTACTGAACCAGATGAACCAACTTCAACCCAAACAGGACTTGACGTATTTCCAAAATTGAAATACATAAGCGCACTATCTGTGTTTGCCCAAAAGTCATTAGAGTTTGCTGTTGCTGGCGCAGTATTCTGTTTGAATGTATACGTCTTAGTGTTAGCTGTATCAAAAGCAAGATTGGCTGTGTACCATGCTGTCGCAGATGATGCCGAACTGTTAGCCGCATCATAGGCAGCCTGTGCTAAAGTTGTGGCAGTATTGGCTTGTGTGTATGCCGTGTTTGCTCTAGTGAATGCGCTGTTAGCTTGACTTCTAGCAAATGGGTCAATCTGTGTATCGCTTACAATCGTATTGGCAAAGTCGTATGCCGCCTGCGCTTTTACATCAGCATTTGATGCGTTAGTTGTTGCCGTGTTAGCTTGATTGAATGCGCTGTTAGCTTGACTTCTAGCGAATGGATCAACCTGAGTATCACTAACAATTGTGTTGGCAAAATCATATGCTGATTGTGCTAGTGTCGTTGCTGTGTTCGCTTTAGAGAATGCAGATGCCGCTTGATTGTTTGCAGTAGCGGCATTAGTAGTAGCAGTATTTGCTGTAGAGAATGCGCTGTTTGCTATTGAACGTGCTAAATCATCTGTTCCAGCCGCACCACCAGTATTTGCTTGTGCAAATGCAGATTGTGCAATGCTGAGTGCTGAGTTTGCTTGTTCATATGCAGGCTCAATGATTGAAGATGCAGATACATTTTCAAATCGTGAGTTTGCTGAGTTATACTTAATTAAATTGTTATTTGCGATGTTAGTTATTTGAACATCGGACAAGTTAGCTAGTTTTGGACGGAACGTTGGACGAACTAAAATGTGTCCATCGCCACCAGCACGTTTTGTGACTGCGGCAACAATAATGTGTAGATTTGGTGCCTGAGGTTCAACTTTAGTTAAACCACCAATGACTGCGGGATTTGCATAAAGAATGTCACCAACAGTATATGCTAACGTGTTTAGTCCATTGATTTTACCAAATACTGTTACATATCCAAATTCATTAAGTGCAAAATTCTGAGTAGCAACACCAATGAACCATTCTGGAATATAGCCAGTAGCAGACATATTGTTTCGTAGACCAATGATATGTTCACCAGTAGCACCACCAAACATAACTGCTTCACCATCAGCAATTGCTTCACCAGCTTTAATCTTAATGTATTGTTCTTGACCGACTTGTAATGTGACACCATTCGCCATGCCAATGTCAACAGTTAAGTCTGCGGCATTCCATGCCATTTGACCTGTAGTTACTGTGTTGGCTGATGCGAGATTGAATGCAAGTGTCGAGGTTGTCATACCACGACTTGTCGTATTGCCTGCTATTGTTACTTGCTGTAGTGTGCCAACGCCACCTGCTGGCGCACTTTGTTCTACGAATTTAAACTTGCTTGTGCTTGCGTCATACGATAGAACATAGCCATCTGTAATACTGTCTCTGTCAATGTCATCTAAGTAACGTAGATTTACTTCACCAGAACCAGTTGCTTTCCATGCATCGTTTGGACCACTCTTAAGTATAGCCGCATTGACTTTTGTTTTGAATGAGTTAACATCTCTCTGAACATTATCAATGAACTTCTGAAACTTTTCTTCAACGGGTTTTATGTCTGCGTCTTTACCATCCTTACCTGGAATCCCTTGAATACCTTGTGGTCCAATCTCGCCTCTTGGTCCGACTGATCCTTGAATTCCTTGTCGACCATTTTCTCCACGCTCTCCTCGTTCTCCTCGCTCGCCCTTTTCTCCAGTGTCACCCTTGGCACCACGCTCGCCTTGAATTCCCTGTTGCCCGGTAAGTCCAATGGGACCAATTTCGCCTGCTTTTCCATCTCTTCCGTCCAGACCATTTTTGCCATCTTCGCCCCTATCGCCTTTCAGCCCTTGTGGACCACGTTCACCAGCAATGCCTTGCGGACCAACTTCGCCTGTGTCTCCCTTGTCACCTTTTATTCCCTGCGGACCTTCAGGCCCGATTTCTCCTTGTTGACCAACATCACCTTTTTCACCACGTTCGCCAACATCGCCCTTGTCGCCTTTAGGTCCCTGTGCGCCAGTTGCACCAAGGGCTCCACGTGGACCGACTGGACCAGGAACTTGTTCAACGATTACTTCTGTTGTTTTCTTTTCTAGAAGAGATACAAATTCTGTTTTAAGTTTTTGTATCTCTTGTCTTGTGTATGCTACAGATGTTGCAACAGAAACTGCTTCGCTGAGAGTGCCGCTAAGATTAGTTTCCTTCTTTGTCACCCTTGGCCTCTTCAACTAGTGTACCAAAAAATGCAGTCATAGACTTAGCCAATTCTCTTTGGTCTTCGTCATCAATTATTCTAGTTTCAGTTTCTTCTTTTTTTACGCTAACAACAAGCTGTTGTGGTGCTGGTGCTGGTGGTGCAACTGGAGCTTCGTCAGCGACAGGTGATTCTTCACCATCCATGTTTGCTTTTTCTTCTTCCATCTCTTCATCCATCTGCTTAATGTCATCTTCACTCTGTTGTAGAATGTTTTTTCTGATATAACCAATGGAGAAATACTTGCCAACGTATCCGTCAATGTCTGAAAGAATACTCAAACGCTCTTTCATAATTTCAACGTTCTTCAACTCTGCAAAGTGTGCGTCAGACTGATAGTCATAGCTAATCTGTTCTTGCATTTGTTGCCACTCTTTGCGAGTGCATACACCTTTAAGAAGCAATTGTGTTTCAAGCATCTTGTCGAATATGTGAGAGAATCTTAGACGTAATCTTGAAATGAACTTACCGAACTTCAATTCATCTCTAGTGATTTCTGAAGCACGACCTAAAGAGAATCCGTTGTCAGCTTCTAAGCGTGACACTGGAACATTCAATGACTTGAACATTTTCTTTTGGAAGTATAGTACGTCATCAATCTCACCCAAGTTTTGTCCACCTTGTAGTGTAGTAATCTCTGTACCTTTACCACCTTCTCTACGTGGCAACCAGAAGTCTTCTAACATTGTTTGGAATCTTCTATCGTCACGAATCTCACCAGTCTGTGCATCATAGACAAGTTTGTTCTTGTACTTCTGCATGACTTCACGTAAGTATTGTTCAGCCTTCATCTTAGGTAAGTTACCTACGTCAATGTAAAAGATTCTACGTTCTGGTGCCCTTGAAATACGATAGATAACTGTCGCATCTTCAAGCATACGTAATTGATTGAGTGGTTTGATTGCTTTGTGTAAGTGTGATACAATTACTTTGCCATCTTTGTCTGTGATACCTGAGTTGGTGTAACAAACTGCATCTACTGCAATCTTGATACCTTGAGAACCATCTCTAGCAAAACCTTTATCAGAGTAGATAAAGTATTCGTGGTATTTTTGTGTAACGTCTGCTGTATTTCCACGATTGTCTTTTCGTTTGTCTTCACGAACTTTACGAATCTTACGTGGGTCGATGTAACGAACTTCTTTCAATCCTGCTCTAGGATTCTTTTCGTCAATCAACATGTGATAATACAATCGACCATCAACATACCATCTACGAAAGATATCGTAGCCTTGGTTATTGAAGTCGAGTAGCTTCATAACATAGTAGAATTCATCACGAATTTTTTTCTTGATTGATTCTGGTTGTTCAAGTTTATCTAAGATGATTTGAACTGGATAGTCACCATCTTCGAACACCAGAGACTCATTAACAATATCTTCAATAGCGGCATCACATTCGGGCTGAAGTGCCATCTCACGATATTTTTTAATTAAGTCTGCATCTGTTCTTATCTGTCCCTCAAGGTCCATGTAAGTACCATAGACGCCACCGCCTGAGATTGCTACTGAGCCATCGTCATCGGTTTGTGGAACAAACGATTTTAACTGTTCTGCTTCAACATCATCTTTACCAATCTTATATCCAAAAAGTTTTATCGCCATATATGTTCTCTCTAAAAAGAAATGGGGGCGTAATAGCCCCCATTGTTGCAACTATTACGCAATTATTTATGTTGCGTAAATTTCATTCAATTTAGAAATTTATGTTGATAATGTCATATCACTTGCATTAGCAAAGGAATCTGTTGCATTCCCTGCTTGGAGATAGTGATATTGGAAATTTACTGTAAATTCTGATAGCGTGTCTGTGCTGTCAAAAGACAAATCAATTGCGCTAACGTCTGTCGGAAACGCATCGTTCAATTTGTACTGTCTAGAAACTGTGTTATCACCTTTTAAGTGTACACAAGTAATGTCTTTATAGTAATCTTGAACTGTTGCTTTTGTTTGCGAATCGTAATTTCCTTTTGAAATCAAGTTTACCCAAGCACTAAATGCACGGCGTATTGATTGATTCTCATCATTGATAATTGTAACTGTCCAATCAGCAAATGTTCTGTCACCAGGAATCTTAATTCTTCTGCCTGCTCTGAATGGAACTTCAATAGTGCCTACAGTAAAACCAGGAACTGCCGCAGCCTTACAGAGAACTTTAACTGTACCTGTTGCGTCTGTAGGTAAATCAGCAGAAGCAATTAATGATGGAAATGGAATGTTAATTTCAAATAGATTCGCTCTTGCGCCTCTATTTAAAGCGGTTTTTAATTGTGTTAGTGTTGCGAATGACATTTTTATTATCCTTTAGTTTGTACTGGAATAGTAACATCGCCTTCAAAACCATTTTCAAAGTAGTCGTATGTCCAAGTTACAGTAAAGTCTTCAACTGCGTCAGTCGTGTCGTAAGACAAGTCGATTGCAGAAATGTCACTAGGCCAGCAATTTACTAATCTATATCCTCCTGCCACAACTGAAGTTCCGTCTTCTTTTAATTGATAGATTTGAACTGTGCCGTAGAGTCCATCAGAATCAGTTCCGCCTGTTTTAGCGGATCTGTTTCCTAAAGTGCTTGTGATTTCGAAATTAGTTTTAACGATATCATTCTGCCATTTTTCCATTACACTACGAATCTTAAAGTCTTCGTCATTCAAGATAGTTGAAGTCCACTCAGCGAATGTTCTATCTCCACCCATCTTCAATCTGCGGCCGCCATTCATTGGAATTTCAATTGTTCCCAATGTAGCTGACGGCAACGATCCTGATCTGCACAAATACTCAAAACTTGCCACATCGTAACCACTCGCTCTTGGCGGTGTTACTTGAACCTTGAACAAATTCGGTCTAGAGCCGGCTCCTAAAGCCGCTCTAAACTTTGTTACTGAAAATTCTGCCATTTTATTCTCCTTTTTTGTTTTCTGTAATTATTTATCCTGCGATTTCATTAAATGTAGCAGTACCTCTTACAGACACAAAATTAAGTTGAATGAAGTTGACAGAGCGAATTGGTTGTACGAAAATGTCGCAAACAAATTCATTAGCGTTTACAACGTCTTCAGGATTGTTGCTTTCATCACAAACAACTCTGAATGCGGCTAAACCACGGCGTGCTTGAACACTTCTTAAGTATGGCACAACTAGATTAACAAAGTTTGATCTTGTTGTTTCATCGTTCTGGTCGAACAATACATTGTCAGCCGCTTCACCGATTGTCTTTTGCAAGTCGATGAACAATCTACGAACGTTGATTCTGTTTGTAGATGTGTTTCTAGTCACGAATGTCTTGTCACCAAACAATACTGTACCACGACCAACTTGTGTGATTACTGGATTTACAGCAACTTTGTACAATGTGTCTCTGTCAGCTTGTGTTGGATTGTATGCTAAACGAACTAAATTCTGAATACGACCATTGTTGAAGCCAGCTGGTGACAACCATGATTCTTGATTCACATCGTTACGTGCCATGCAACCTGCAACGTCAGCATTCAATGGAACATAAACGTATGTGTCATTGTATTTGTCGTATTGATATTTCCATCCGCTGTCTGCGACTGCGTATGTAGAACGTGTAACTGTACCAGCCCATGTAGAAATTGCAGATGCTTCTGAACCAGCATTGTTCACAACGTTTGCTCTCAATGGAGAGATACAAACAACAACGTCTTTTCTAACTTCAGCAATATCGCCAATGATTCTGTTTACAACAGTTGCATTACCTTGACCAGCAAAGATGATTGTTGCAGGAACTTCTGATTTGTTTGAATACTTCAAGTAACCATTAGCACGATCACCATCAGTTACAGTTCCGCCATCAGAACCACCATTGAAGTCATAGTTCTTAACAGTAGTTACTGAAGTGTATACTGTTGGTGTGCCGTTTGCTGTTACGAGGTTTGTACCCCAATTTGTGCCAGCACCATCGTGATCTGTCCAACGAACCCATGCTGAACGATCATTGATAAGGTCTTTGTAGTAATTGCTACCACCATTTTCGGCTTTTGCATTACCTGCTTTAGATACAAGTGAGTATTTTTCTAAAACTGTGTTTGCCGTACCAGTGATTGTACCAAGTTTGTCAACAACAACAATGTGCATTTCATCATCAGATGCGCCAACAGCGGATGCTTGCAATGATGTGCCTGGAGCGCCATCGAATTCATCAAAGAATTCCCAACGGCGAGTTGCTGTTGCACCAGATGCACCAGTTAAGTGTGGGCTTGCGATTGTAAGAGATGTTGTATTTGCAATTGCAGTAACTTTAGTAGAACGACCTTCTAAAACGATGAAGTCGCCAACTCTTAGTTCTGTGTTTGCAGAAGAACCAACACCAGTAACTGTCGTACCGCCTGCTGACACGCTGAACGTACCAGTCAATGCACTAGCGTATGCAGTTGAAGATGGGCAAGTAGAAACTTTAAGCGAATTACCTAAAGCGCCAGCATACTTTGCAATGAAAGGACCGATGTTGAACGATGCTGTTTCGATATATGCATCATCGTTTTTAATCAATTGACCAGTACCGACACCACCAGAACCAGTTGCCGTTTCTGTTGTAGCATTCAATGCTGTGTTTGCGACACGAACAACGAAAAGTGGTGAAGAGTATCCCAAAAAGTTTGCGGCCGACAAGAAATCGACAACGTTAGTTGAAGATGGCTTACCGAATTCAGACACTAATTGATTTTCGCTTGCAACTTGAGTTGCAACTTCGATAGGACCCCAAGTAAATTGCCCAGAAAAAGCACCAATTGTAGATGTAGTTGATTGATTAGACGTTACCAAATCTTGTTCGGTAATTTTAACGCCTGGTGAAATTAGACTTATAGCCATTGAATTCTCCTTGTTATAATGATGTGGGTTTGTTTAATTTATTTATAAAAAATCAGATTTCTGATAGCTATCTACTTGCCAAACTTGGCCGTTCACATCAACCATTTGATTCTCGTCTTCACCGTTATTTATAAAGCCAAAAGGTGTGACTTCTTCTTCAATCATCTTAATTCTTGCATCATACAATTCTTTTCGAATGTTGATATTTGTTAAATCTTTAAAGTATGAGTTTGTTGTAAGCCAAGAAAACAGCACTAGAGGCATAACTAAGTCATCGTGATAGCCTTCATCAGCAGAGTAACTACTCTTTTTCTGAATGAATGTTGATATTTCTGAAATTGTGTCTGCATCATTGATGATGAGTTTCTTCTCTTCGACCATTGACTTGAAGTTAGAGCAACCAATGCGTTTGACTTTCTTGTCGGTCATAACACCAAGTTGAGTCTTACCACCACCAAAGCCACCATTAACAACTTGTCCTTGTGTCGTTCTATTCACGGAAATTATGTTTTCATATTCATATTCTCCATACAAAATCTCTGCAACTTGTTCTGACGAATTGATTTCAATTAGAACATATGCTTCGTTGTATTCTTTGCCCACTCTGTAGATGACCGACGGATACAAAAGAGGGCTGATTTGATTGTTTCTGTACTTGCCTACCATTTTGTATGGCATCTGAGTTATGTCAAGAATTACAAACGCTGAGTAGTCACCACCCACACCCTTAGCGGTGTCTGCAACAATACAATACGCATGATCTTTTTCAACGTTTTCGTAAATGTCAAGCCCATCTTTTTGATAAAGAATAGGACTGGCCGACATACGTGCAATTGAATCTGAAGCAATGAGTGTAAGACTAGAACCTAAGAAGTTACAGAGAACCTCTTGATTGAACTTCAATTCACCAAGCAGTCTACGCTGTTCAGATGCCCACTTCTCATCACGACCAGGTATTTCCCAGTAAGGAATAAACAGATTGACGAATCCGTTTCTGTCGCTTTCTGCATCATTCCAGAACTTCCAGAAGTGGTTGTATCCTAGTGGGGTAGAACTTAGCAGAATCTTTGTTGTTTCACCAGCAGAAATCGTTGGATAAACTGAGGTAAAGAATTGTTCTGCTACATTGTTCGGTATGATAGCGGCTTCGTCAACATACAATAAGTTAACTGACTTACCACGAATACCTGATGCGCTTGTTGCGGCTGTGAATACGATTGATCCATTTTCTAAAGCAATGTCACCTTTGTTCCATGTCGTAACGCCTTGCTGTAACCATGTAGGAAGATTCTCATACATGATTTGATAACGATACAAGACTTCTCTAGCGGCAGTCGCTTTGTTTGCTAGGATCGCTACAGTCTTGCTTCCTTGAAACAATGTGTACCAAAGAATATAGGCAGCCGATGTTGTTGTCTTGCCTTGTTGTCGCCCTTCCATGAGAATAACTTTACGATTCTCATGGATAACTTTTACTTTATTCTTTTGGCAATCGTACAGTTTGAATGACTGAAGCCCATGATCTAGCGTGACAATCTTACAATAACTTTCAATGAAATATATTGGATCGTCAGCACATTTAACGTACTCTTCAATCTCGTCTTTTGTGAAATTAAGTGGTACGCCAGATGCTTTTAAATTAGAATTTCCTAGGTAGGATTTCGCAGTCATCTCTTGCCAATTAGTTTTTGTAATTCTGCTGTACTGCCAACAAACAATGCATTCGTTACGTGCTGTGGTTGTTGCGTGTCATCTTTTTTGTTCTTCAAGTCTTTTACTTTTTTGCCTAAGTCTAACAAATCTTTGTTAGTGTCTGACAATGTTTTAATCAATTGACCAACAACTTCGTATGCTCTTGGAGACTCACCCTCTTTTGCTAAGAAGATAATGTTTTCCATAGCAACTTTGCCTTGCTCAATGAATAGCTTCAGATTCTCTCTTGCATATTCATAATCTGCGTCAATAGATGCATCGTTCGGTGCACCAGTAGGAACAGGTTCTTTGGTTTGTTCTACTACTGCAGGTGCCGATACTTGTTCGACAATCTTACCCTGCACATCAAATATGTCATTCAATTTTTCATCAATAGTTTTTTTCATTTTATTATGGTGTATATCCATTGTTATTTGTTTGTACTTCAGTTATTTCAAACTCAGAATTACCAGTGAAGGTTTGCGTAGAGATAATTGCTTTATTGATTGCAGGACCGTCATCGATAAGATTAACATCTTCTCTGATAATATACTTGAACTTGTTGACAGGTCCAAACAAGTATCCTTTGATAACAAAGTCTAATTGCCATGTCTGAATTCTTGGTGAATCAAATCCACCTTCGTATGTGTCAGACGATGTGATTGTAATCAATTCGATAGGCACGTCCATGTTTAAATTTAACTCAGGAACCATCTTCATTGTGACTGTAAAGTCTGGTGTAAAGAATGGCACAATCTGCTCTACAATCTGTGTTCCGTCTTCGGTGTTTTTTGTTAGAACGTGCAAAGAAAAGTTAAAGTCGTATGGCACTGGTGAATACATGAAATTGAAATCAAGCCCGCCAGTGTTAACACCTCTAGTGATTTTGTGTGCGCTATTCAACTTTCTCTGCGGTGCATATGACATGCTTGTGAATTCAAATCCAAGTCTTGGCAGAGTAGTAGAAATTTCACGGCGAGCCTCAGGATCAGAGATTGCTCTTTGAATGAACTTCTCTTTTGGTCCATATTCGATAGGCACGTTTAGCGTTTGAACTTTTGTTCCTGCGGTGTCGTATCTTTCAATCTGAATTTCATTGAATATATTACCAAACATAATGACATAGCGTCTAAGTGTTCCGTGATAGAAATCGTGTCCGAACATCATATTAGAAGTTCCTTGTCAGTGAGAATGGATTTTTTTCTGAGAAGTCAAGAATATCATCATCGATGATTTTCTGTCCAATATTCTCATTGTCTGCTGATACGAGTACATCTGAAACAACTCTTGCTTCGTTAACAATATATGTGCTATCTTCTAAAGTCAATATGTCATTATCTTCAGCAAGCATTTTCTCGATGTTATCTGATGATGTGCTGTATTCATCTTCGATAGCATCAATATCAGCAACATCTGTATTGATGCGCTGGCTAGAGTATTCGAATTTGTCGCAACGCATTTCGAACGTGTAGAGTTTACCTAACTGAAAGAAGTTTTCAATGTTTTCGGTAAATTTAATTTCATACATTGCATTAAGCATTGGAATCCAAAGAAGATCGCCTTCTCTGGGTCTTGGTATAGTTCCGTAATCATACAACTGTTCATCAAGCAAAGCGTCACCCTCTTCTGTTTTCATGTTATATGAATACTCAGTCATGTATGTCGGTTTCAACATCTGATTGAATCTTTTTTGTGCAACAGAAAACGTGACAGTTTCTTCAATCTGCAAGCCAAACTTAGAAAGGAAGTCTTGTTGACCTTGAAAGCCATCAAAACTTTTAATGTACAATTCTAACTCAAGTGCGTCATCGAAAATCATCAAAGAATCTTCACCATAAATTAAATCTAAATTTACATGGGTTCTTGGTAAGTAATAAGCATCTACGCCATAAATCTTAATCGATTCGATAATTAAATCTTCGACAAGGTTTTGTTCTTGCTTGACTGGCGTGTACTGATTAAAAAATCGATTGCGTGCCATTGTGATTAGCCCATCATGTCAGTAACTGGTAAAGAATATGAACTAATAACTTCTGACTCTAGTGCTTGAATTTCTTCTGTCGCTTCGTCCCAAATCTTTTGTCCGTTGAACGACACATTGCCTGGCATTGAGATACCTTCAAACTTCTTCAAGTTTTCACCCCATTGCTTTTTGATTTGTGCCGCACAATACTTCTGCAAGAATCTGTCATTGTAAACATCGGTGAATGTATCAGGATCAATTTTCTTGTAGCCTTCAATGATAATGAATTCACCAACAGTTACTTTTGTGTCCCAAGACATATCAATATACACTCTGTTGATATGGCGATTAAATCTGAGAGATTGTTTACCGACAAAGAGTTCTTCTGCTAGAGCAACGTTTTGAAACGCCATGACGTATGGCGCAAACGGACCTGTGTTGAATGAATACAAGTCATTCAAAGAAATTTGATATCTTAGATTAAAAAGATTGTTTGTAGAATAGCTGTCACCAATGTCAAAAACATTCATCACACCAACAACCGAATCTGGTACTGTGATGTACTTATTTGTTTTATCTTCTTCTGTGACTGCGTGTGCTAGATAGACTTTTTCTGTTGCGTCATAGTGATAGTCGTAGTAATATTGAAATGCAATCTCTATGCAGTCTTCAACTTGTTCGTCAGCTACGTTTATCTCTAAGAGAGGCGCACCTAGTCTTCTAAGGCAGAATTGTTTGAATTCTTCTCTTGTTGCTGGTTTGCTTGTACTCATTTACTATGCCCCTTATGAATTTCATCTTCTATTTATAATAAGGGAGAAAATAAAAAACCCACCGAGAAGGTGGGTTTTGTGAAGTTTATAATATTAAACTTTAGTGATTTTAACGTAACCTGCACCAGAGTGCGTGACCGGACTGACTTGTATTGTTCCAGCATTAAAATTAGCACCACCACCACCGTAACCGGCGGCTTGGTCATTTGTTCCTGTGCCTCCTCCAGAGTATCCTCCAGCTCCGCCAGAGCCTCCCCATCC